CTTCGGCGCGGGCAACGTCACCGAAAACCACCCCATGCTTCGCCCGACGAAGTTCAAGACGTCTGACGGCGACCCCATGATCGCCAACGATCTCTTCCGGGTCGTGCATGACTTCGTGGCGCACGTTCGCGGCGGCTACTCATTCTCGACCAACGGCGAGTTCAATGGCACGCTCTCGCACGCCTCAACCCTCCCCGAAGCGGCATGGCCCGCCCTATTCGCGGAGACCTTTGGACAGAATGCGGTCTACGAGCGGACGGGAGGCTACGCCAACCAGAACGCTTACGCCTCGACGACCGGCGCCGAGATGATTCGTCGGGAACTGTCCAAGCGGCGAGGCGAGTCCAGGGCGGAAGACTCCAACCAAGATAGCGACGAGCCTCTGGGCTACCAGCACATCAAGTCTCGGCCATATCTTGCCAAGTCTCTGGCGGCCAAGACTGAGCAACGAGACTGCGGCACTGGCGCCGGAGGCTTCCAGCCGGGCAACGACTGCGGCAAGGGCGGCGAAAAAGAGGACGACGAAAAGGCCGCAAGAATCGCAAAAAAGGCCAGGGACTCGATCGACGCCACCGGAGGCTTTTCGATCCATCCGGTGTCGGAAGACAGCCCAACTAGCGGGTACATGGTCGCAGTGGTCAAGGCTTCGGAAGTCGTCATCGACTCGAAGGACGAAATCACTGGAGACTTGATCGCCGGGTTCATGAACGAGAACAAGTCGCAGTTCGAGGCCCGGCCAGCAGTTCACGTTGGCGGATGGATTGACGGCCCAACTGGTCAGGTATACCTTGACCTGTCGGAGCGGTTCGACGACCTTGACGACGCGATTGATGCAGCCGAGTCCACAGACCAACTCGCGATCTGGGACTTGAACGAGAAGAGTGAAATCCGAAAGGAGAACTACAGTGCCAGAAGGAAACGACCAAAAAGAGAAGCCCGTTCGCTTCGACTTCCCAGCGGGCGCGTCAGCCGACGCAATCGCAAAAGCCCTGACCGAGGCTCGCAAGCGGATCATGGCCGAGTACGCGGCAAAGCAAGCGCAGCAGCCCAAGAACGACTGATCGCCACCGCGAAGCGGGTACTGGGCGACCAGATGCCCCGCGTCGAGGTTCGCGATATCGGCGAGGCGATCGCTGTCTACGATGCCGGCGAGGACGTCCTGCTCGTATCGCCAACCCTTCCGGCCGAGTTGCCGGAAGGGTTCGCCTCGCAGCCGAATCCCTATCTCCACGAGGCCGCTCATCGCGTCCACGCGAGAGCCAACCCGCAGACCTACGAGTCCGCGGCTGCTCGTGAGTTCACTGCCGAGCAGCGGACCGCGATCACGCACGAAGTGTCCTCAGTCGCGGCGATCAGCGGCCGGGAGTTCGTGGCCGAGATTCTCGCCGGCATGATGGCTGGCAAGAAGTACGGACACGACATCCTGTCGCTGGCCAAAG